CGGCTCCCACTGGATCACGCTGCGCACGTCTTTCTCGCCCATGTAGAACAGGGCGCCGACCTGCGTGGCGGTGAAGGTGTCGACGCTGGCCGTGAGGGTGACGCTGCCGGTGTTGGCGCTGGCGTAGACGGTGCGCGCGTCGTCCGGCGGGTTGGTCTTGAAGGGGCCGCCGGAGTTGGCGACCTCCGTCAGGGTCCACCGTGTGCCGCCGAAGCGCGTCAGCTTGCGCGGCTGGTGCGCGGGGTGGGCGATGAAAATGATGTCGCCGCTTTGCGCGAAGCGCAGCTTCAGCGTGCCGTCGGTGTCGGTGAGGTCGGCGGCGCTGTAAGGCGAGGGGATTTCGTAGACGTTGCCGGCAAGCGGGTACCAGAAGGCGGCGTTGGGCGGCGCGTTGCCGGTGGTGCCGGCGATGCAGCCGTAGTTGACGCCGCCTTGCGTCACCAGGTCGCCCGCCGTATAGGCGGTGGCGCCGCTGTATGCCGCGACACCGCTTGCCACCACCTGGCCGTGGTTGGCGTAAAAGCGGATGTACTGGTGGCCGAACTCCAGCACGTAGGCTTGCGTGGTGTTGAACTCGAAGCGCAGCAGCCAGCTGCGGTCCGCGCTGTTCTTCACCTCGCCGACGAAACGCGTGCCGGCGCGGCGGATCGCCGGCCCCTGCACCGAAAGCAAAAAGTTTTCGACGCGCTTGGCGCCGTTGGCGTATTTGCCGAGATCGACGCGGCCTTCGAGGCGCGGACTTAATTCACCGGCGTTGAAGGCGGTCTGGATGGGGGAGGCTTTGGCCATGGGGGCTTCCTGGGTTGGTTCTGCTTCAGTGCCGGATTCCGGCTTGATGATTTCGCTGGCGACTTGCTGACGCTCAATTACGTCTCGCGGCCTCGCACCCCACCGCTGTCATTCTGAGGACGCAGTCCGAAGAATCTGCTTTTGCGTGCGCTGCATGTACCGCAACAGCGTGCGGACAAAAGCAGATTCTTCGCTGCGCTCAGAATGACAACAGTGGCTGGCGACTCGCGTGTCCTTCGTCGGTATTTCGCTTTCGCTCCGACCTACAGCCGCGTCGTCATCCACGAGTCATCGGCAATCCCCTGCGGCGGCTTCTCGATGGCGGTGACCATCGCCGCCGCCTTGATCGCGGCCTGGTAGTCCTGCGAGGCCGCGCTCTTTTTCTCGTTCGCCTGGGTCAGCCCCTCGCAGGCCTCATAGGCGAGCTTGGCGGCCAGCGCCTCGACGAACAGCGCGTCGAAGGCGCCGGGGTCGGTGATGTCGGCGACGTAGCGCAGCTTCAGCGGCGCGGGAAAGTCGGTGAGCAAGGTGTTGCCTTCAATGGCGTAGGGGCTGTCGTCGAAGGTGCGGTAGTCGGTCTCGGAGGGCGAGAGCATCAGGTCGTTCACCTGCGCCACGCGCAACAGGTCCGCCGGCAGCGCGTAGGCGTTGCGGTAGCCCCAGGCGGGCGACGGGTTGAGCGCCGGCAGCGCGGTGCGGCGCAGCGCGAAGGACCAGAGGTGGCGCCGCAGCTCCGACTTGCGCACCGTGTCCCACAGGCCGCTCATGATGCGCGCCTGCTTGTTGTTGTCGCCCATGCTCGCAAGCGGCAGGGCGCCGAGCTTGAACAGGGCTCTGTTTACGATTTCGATCTGGCCGGCCACAGGGACTCCTTCGTAATTCGGTACGCAGCCACCTGGTAGGTCTCCTCCCCTTCAAGGGGAGGTGGTGACGAAAACCCGGGTGGGGATGGGGTTAAGCAACGATCAGCGATGCAACCGCCAATCGCTCAAGCAGCAACGCTGAACTTGCCGCTGCTCTCGATGTAGGCATGCAGGCGCTGCAGCGCGGCGAGCACCTGCAGGCGCGCCTGCTGGCCGGAGAGTCCCAGCGCGGTGAGGTTGTCCCAGTCGACGGTGAGCTCGATGTTCTTGGTGGCGGTGGCCGAACCGGCGACGTCGGTGACGCCGTGGTCCGTGTCTTCGGGGTTGATGCTGTAGCGGCGGGTGGCCATGGGGGGAGTCCTTGAAATTAAATTCGGGAAAGTGGAGGAATGGGGGTCGGATCACTTTTGCTTTTTAAAGTGCTCCGACCCCGAATTCTGGGTTGGGGACTGCAATGGATGGGATCGGAACTGGTGGCGATGCGAAACAGCAGCTTGCGAAGTGCGGAACTTCGTGGCCCGTAATTGGCGGTCAGAGCACTTTTTCGATGAAACTGAAAAAGTGATCCGACCCCAATTACTGCGGTGCTCCGCGCGCTACATCAGGAGCCGTTGTCGACGTAAACCACTTTCAGCCCCACCAGGCCGCCCGCCGTGGTGGCGGCCGAGAGGGTGACAACGATGTCCAGCGGGCTCGCCGGGTCGCTGGCCAGACCGGCGGCCTGCCACAGCGGCTGTTCCTGCAGCGCGACGGTGTTGGTGCCGGACTGGTTGGTGACATCCACGTTGGACTGCGCGCTGGCCAGCGAGACGGCGGCGGCGAACAGCGAGGCGGAAACCGCCGCGCCGCCGTCGCGCGTGTTGCGGTACACGCCGATGTTGGCCGCGCCGCTGGTGATGGCCGCCGAGGAGAGCTGCACCTGGCGCACCATCGCGGTGGAGGGGAGCGAGGCCAGCACGTACTTGCTGGCGATCGAGTCGCCGTTGACGGCCGTGACGGAACCGACCGCCGACTTCAGCGTGCCGCGCTCCAGGCGCCCGTCGTTGATCACCTGCGGCACGGTGTCGCGGTTGGTGATGGTGGTGCTTTTGGTAGTGACTACTGCCATGATGAAAATTCCTTTCAAATTAGAGGGTGCGCCGCAGATCCAATCGCCTCCGCTGTGGGCCCGCCCCAACGAGGGCGGCCCGCACTTCGCGGTACAACTTCAACCTGCGACGCTTTTTCGTAGCTCTTCCTCAGAAAAATCGTCTGGCTCCGCCAGCGATTTCTTCTGCAATCACCACGCAAAAGTAGGTTTGTACTTTTGCGTGCGCTACGCGCAGGGGAGCTGAACGACCATCTTTTCCTGGATGCGCGTGCCGCCGAAGGTGCCGTACAGATAGACTTGCCACGGCAGGCCGGCGAGGTCCTTGCGCTGGCTGACGTCAGCGGAGAGGTCCTGCCACATGCCCAGGTGCATGCCTTCCTTGACCCACAGCGGGCATTGCGTTTGCGCGCTGCCGTTGGCCGGCAGGCGCTCGCTGTGGATGAAGTCGACCTTGCCCCAGCTCATGACGAAGCCGTCGTTGATCACCGGCTTTTCCGGGTTGTAGTCGGCGTTGATCACCTGCACTTCGTCCATCAGGTTGCGGTTCTGCTTGGCGGTGATGGCGCAGTGCAGGCGTTCGCCGGAAGACGGGTCCCAGGCTTCGTTGGCCAGCAGCAGCTGGATGCCGGCCTTGATCTTTTCCACGTTCATGCCGGTGGCCGCCGAGGCGCCTTCGGAAGCGGAGACGATCTGCGTCGAGGGAAAGGTGGTCGCGGTGCCGCCGTTGGCGCCGGTTTGCGCGGTGCCGAAAAAGGCGGCGACGATTTCATCGTCCATCGCGCGCGCCATCGCGTTCATGCCGTTCATCACGTAGGCCGATTGCGGGTCGATCAGCATGCGCAGCTTGTCGATGTTGTCGATCAGGTCGTTCCAGTCGTAGTCGGACGGGTAGACCCAGCGGCGGTCGGTCTGCGTATCGGCCGGGGTGAGCGTGGGGTAGCGCGTGCCGCGCTTGGTGGCGACGGTGGGCAGGAACTGGTCCACCGGCACGCCCTGCTTGCCGACATAGCTGCCGGTGGTGACGGAGGAACGGAAGCGCGAGCCCTTTTGCTGCGCCAGGATCTGCACGTTGGTGGTGTACTGCTGTACGAAGTGGGTGGTAACGAATTGGCTCATGGCCGGTTTCCTTGAAAAGTTGGACGATCAGTTTTCGAAGGGCTTTCCCGCGCGGAGGGCGGCGTTGCGTTGCATGCAACGTGCGCCTTTCCTTGCGGGGCCACGACATGCCCGGTTACGCCGGGCAGCGGCATCGGGGAGATGCGCCAGATCGGGGCTTGCGCCTTGTCGATCGTTCAGGGGGAAGCAAGATGCGCTTTCGCCTGGTGTTGAACGAGTGAGAAATGGGACGACGCAGCAATGGGGGTCGGATCGCTTTTTGCAGCTTCACCGCAAAAAGTGCTCTGACCCCGATTGCGATTTTTGGAACTGAATGACATCGCACGGCTCATCGTGAAAATGCAAACCAGCAGCATGCGAAGTCCGCCACTCCGCAATCCCGCAATTGGGGTCAGAGCACTTTTTGCGATGCGGCCGCAAAAAGATGATCCGACCCCAAATGCTGCACCGGCTCCGATTGCCGCAACGGCCGCGATTGCTGCCGTGACGCCGATGGCGGTCACCGCCTTCACTACCTCGAGGCATCGCACGCTCACTCCTCCTCCTTGCCGAACGCCACGCGATGCAAGCGGTTCATCTCCGCCGCCTTGCCCGCGTCGCCGGCGATATAGCTCGCCGTCCACCCCTTGTCCGCGCGCAACTCGGCGATCCGCGCGCGCGCGCTCGCCGGCGTGTGGCCGGCCATGCCGCCGCTGTCGCCGCTACTGAAGAGCGCATGCTCCGACAGCCCGCGCCCGACATTGGCCATGAAGCGCATGAAGGGCGCGGTGCCCAGGGTGCGTTCCAGCTTGCCCATCTGCGCCTGGCGCGCATCGGCATCCGCCCCGGGGAGAAAGTGCAGCGCGGCGCGGCGCGCGTGTTCGGCGTTGACCTCGAAGCCGCTGCCCCATTCGCTTTTCAGCGCCGCCAGATGGGTGGCGCTTTCCACCTGGTAGGCGCGCTCGGCGGCCTGCCGGGTGTGCTCGGTGTAGGCGTTCCAGCGCTGCGCCAACGTGGAGGCGGCCTTGGCCGGCACACCGGCCTCGTGCATCCACTGCGCCGCCTCGCGCGCGAACTCCGGCGGCGCGCCCTCGGGCAGCGGCAGCGCGTAACCCGCCGCGTTCTCGGGCACACCCAGGCGCTGGCGGAAAGCGGAGAGCTCTTCCGGCGTGGCGTCTTCGCGCGGCAGCACCACGGTGCGTCCGGCGCGGTCCAGCCCGATCAGGCGCTCCAGGTTGTAGTTCGACTCCACCGCCGCCAGCGGGTCCTTCCAGCCCTTGGCCTGCGCCCAGCGGCGCAGGTTTTCGTCGGCGATGCCAGCGTGCCAGCCGGCATCTGATGCGCTGTCGCCGGCCGGCGCGGGGGCGGCGCCGGCGGATTGGCTCGCCTGCGCGACTGGCGCGGCGCGTGCGGCCTCGGCCGCTTCATGTTGAATCGTGGTGTCAATCATCCTGGGTTTCCTCCTTGATGCGCAGCAAATCGGCATCGTTCAAGTGCAGATGGGAAGCGATGCGCAAAAACACCTCGCGCCGCCCCTCGTTCACGGCCATCGCATGTGTGTCGATCATTCCGCTTTGCGGCGAGACGATCACCGAACTCGCATGCGCGCGGCAAAAGCGTTTCAGGTCGGCCAGCACCTGCGCACCGGATGGCGTGCCGAACACCGCGCGGTAGTGCGAGCGGCGGCGCAGGATGCGTTCGATCTGGCGGTGGATTTGTTCGAGCATGGCTTCCTTACGTAGCGTGCGCAGCACGCTCGGTTCTCTCCCTCCCTTTCAAGGGGAGGGCCGGGGTGGGGATGGGGTTAAGCAGCATTGCGGCGACGCTATCCAAGCGCAGGCACAACCCCATCCTCACCCTCATTTTCGTGAATCCCCTCCCCTTGAAAGGGAGGGAACCTAC